GCTGAAACTTCTTTCTTTAATTATGAATCTTCAACCAACACAGATGAAATGCGTGAGCCTTTCTTTTTCTCGGATGGAACATTTAAGGTATTGGGAAATAGTTTCTTAAAAATTAATACTTTAACATTAACCATGAACAACAATCTTCAAGACCGAAGATTTTTAGGAATGGGAGGAAAGGACATACAAGAAGCAATTCCTGCACAAAGAACTTATGAGATTTCATTTACAGGCCATGTAACAGATGATGCTCTTTATACTGCTCTTTTGAATGATTCAGAAAATACCACTCAAACTATTGAGTTAATTTTTACTAAATCAAATGGAGAAAGCATCACTTTAAAATTCGATGATTATTTCATTAGTGCAAATAATTTCCCAATCCCAGACGATAAAGGCCCAATTGTTGTTGAAGCAACAGTTATGCCAAGAAACTTAGCAACAGATGGTTGCGTTGTAAAAACTCATTGGGTTTTACAGGGGTGATTAAAATGGTTTCAAGATACGAAAAAAATCTTCAAATTGTAGAAGCATCCAAACCAAAAAAGAAAAAGAAGGCTGAAAAGAAAGAAGAGGTCGAAGAACCCGTAAAATCTAAATTAGCAGAATAATATTCCACCAACACCGTTTGTTTGTTTGTTGGTATAAAAGGTGGATAAAATGTTAGATAAGAAAATTGTAACAGATAAAAGTGTGCTTTTTGCACTAAGCGAGCCTACGCTACATTATGTTAAAGTAGCACCCGAAAGCGATGAATACCTCAAGGTGTGGATTAAAGAACCCACATGGCTTGAAGTAGATAAAGCCATTAATAGCGTTATGAATATTAATACAAGAACGCAACAAATGGACTTAGACTTGAATGCTATGTTTAAATACATGGTTGAAAATTTTATTACAAAGACCGAACCAAGTCTTTCGGCAATTGATATTCTCAGGTTAAATACTTACGTTGGAAATCAACTCAAAGATATTTTACCAAACCCATTTGAATCTTTATCAGGAGATGAAGAAAAAAACGAAGATTGAGAGGAGCGATGAAAAGTGGTAAAATACAACCACAAGACGTTTCTCTCGTTGTCGTTTATACGATTTCTAAGGCTTTGGCGATTAGCCCCTTAGAAGTATATAAAATGCCAAATACCTTAGTTAATGATTTATTAATGATGATAAATATACAAAATGAACTTGAAGCCGAAGAAATGGAGAAGGCAAGAAAAGGAAAGTGATTACTTTGAGTGATGATTTGTCTGATGTTTTGAGGAAGACAAATCTTATCAAAGATGAAATCAACGAATTGAGAGGAAATTACAGGGCAGTAACAGAAGCAGTATTACAATTAAAAAGAACCAATACTGATTTATTAATGGGTATAACAGAAAATGCAAAAACATCAACAAAGATATTAGAAGCAATGGCCGAAAGGACATTGAAAGCGGCACAGGTAAAAATACAAACCGATAAAAAGCAAGAACAGATTGTTAAGGCGATTAATAAAACTCAAGTTCAAATGAGAAATGATTTTATTAAAGAAAATAAAAAATTAAAAAAATCCATTGAAGCAGTAACAACTGCTATGCAAAATCAAGCACAGGCCCAAAATCCTCAAGATGCTGAGGAAATGATTAGAAAGGAAAAGGAACGTGTTGAAGCATTTAAAAAACTTCAAGAAGAATATGGTAAGTTTGTTAAAAAAGAAATTCAAGCAAATGAAAACTTAGATACTCGGAGTAGAATACTTGGAGTTGCAATTGCTAAATATAAAAAAGAAACTGGCGACAGAAAGTTGCCTTTCTTTGAAGGAATGTCATTGTATTTAGAAGAAGGCGGAACAAAGGCTGAATATCTCGCTCAGTTTTTAACTTCAACTAGAGAAGAATTAAAATTATTTGGTGTTGAAGTCGCTTCTGTTAGAAAATTCATGTATGGGTTTTTACCACCTGGAACTTTTAGATTAGTAAATAAATTTGCTTCTACTTTAAATTTCATTGGCGGAACAATGAGGACTCTTAAGGCTGATGCTGAAAGCACAGGTAATATTTTAACTACTACGTTATTTTCAGGAACAATAGATAAAAAAGGACTTCGTAGATTAAAAGAGAGAAGAAAGGATTTAACGACGAAAATAGGAAAAACTAAGTCTGAAAAAGAAAAACAAGAAAAACTTATGAAAGACCCAAGTTTAAGCCAATTAGATAGAGATGCTGCTAAGAAACAATTTGAATATCTTGAAGGAATAGAAAAAGAGTTAAGAGAAGAACGAAAGAAAGGTGATGCTAAAATTAAAAAGCAAGGTAACTTTCTTGCTAAACAATTAAACAAGGGTTTTGGTATTTCAATCCCAATTTTAAATCTTCAAAAATATGCTGAAAAAGGATTAGAATACAATGAAAGAATAACTC